ATGACTGATTTTGAACGAAAAGTATATCAGATCATAGTGAACATGCACTTATATGGAAAGAATCCAACTTTGAACGATATAAAAAGGAAAACAGGAAAGGATGAAGAGGATATTCGTGCAGCTGTGAAAAGCCTTTTGATGAAAGGCGAATTGAAATGGGATAAATTGCAGAAAAAGTGGATAATATAAAAAGCCCTACTGATGGGCTTTTTGCTCTTGATCTTGAATCATCTTTATGATGTTCATAGTTGGTAAAATGACCGGTTGTTCACTACCTTTACCAGTTACATCAGATACCAACGACCTTAAGTAAGGATATAAAATAGCAACACCATTAATTCTATAATAGTCTATTTTATCTCCCTCATCTAGTTCGTTAGCTGCTTCTATTATAAATTCACCTTTGACTTTACAATTTACGTAAATTGAATTCTTCTCTAAATTACGATCGCCTAATTCAATCCCTAACTGTAAATTTGCTTGTTCTTTGTTTTCGTCAGCAAATTCTAACTCAAACGAGAAATCTGGTTTTAAATCAGCTTCATCTTCTATAAAAGATGGATCATACAGATATTCTATATTTGTTACATGGTAATCAATAAACTGTAGTACTGCTTTCATAATATTATGCCGCTCCAGAAAGATTATTTTTTGCAAATGATATATCAACTTTTGATATCACAAAATGAGATGTTTCATCCATAGTAACATGTACATCTTTTAAAACATTACTTTCTTTGATGCCGTTACTGGAGTCTGGAAAAATATCCTCCATCGATAGTGGTTTTTCTTTTCCGTCCTTTACAGTGAAAACTCCTGGATTAGATGAATTAAGTTCTACCTCTCCACCCAATCTTTTTATATTGTTAATAATTCTGTCTTTGTCGAATTCGAATTTCATATTAATCACTCCTTATTAGAAAAGATTCTCTTTTTTCTTCTTTTCTTGGTGTTTTTACTTACAATAGGAGGAATGTAATTAACAACTCCACAGATATTAGTCTGTTTAAAGTCAATCAGACTTTTATCCCTTACACAGACTTGAACTCCATGAAGAACTAAATCAATCTCTTTTAAATCACCATTAAAATAACCTTCACCAGGAAAAGTTCTTTGTATTACCTTTATTTCTTGAGGTAATTCATCGCATATAGTGCACCTAAAGACATTAGGATCTGCAGATAACTTAATTTTATTTTCAGTACAATACTTCACAAATTCTTTTTTGAATTCAGTAAAGAATATTAAATCATCTCTAGCATCAAGGTTTAATACAGAAGATTTATCTACTTTTAATATTGTTTTTAGTATAGCTCCATTTTCTTTTTGTCGCTTTACTTTGGTCAAAGCCCATGCTTTGGCTTGATGATAGTCTTCTCTAAAAAAATATATTCCCTGACCGAGCCAATGATCTTTTCGATATTCACTGAATTCGAATTTTTTATCGGCTATAATCTTTTTCGCCTTCTCTAATAACGTTCCATGAAATCCAATAATTGTTACATCGAATTTTACATCTTCTGCCCTTAACATACTGTACCCCATCACTTTATTCTATACACACAATTGAACTTTTTTCTGTTATGGTGATTTCTGTATTGAAAAATTTCCCTGTCAATCTATATATTTCTCATATTAGACTACTTTTTTGATGAAAACAATATTTTTGATTGATTTATTTCAATAAATATTGTATAATCCATATCTTGATTTTTCAGACCGGGCAATCATCTATATATAGTGTTTCGTTTTCTCTCTAAAACAGAACAAATCACTATATATAGATAAAACGCTTGATTTTAGGTCATCTAATCAATATATAGTATTACAATTTAGATCATAATCTTTTTTTATAGGTGGCATTCGTATTACAAATTATTACATGAAAATCCCTTCTGAATTTGCAGAAGGGTTTCATTCATCATACGGCCGGTACTTCTTCCGGCCGGCTTCTAATTCTTTTTTAAGAGCTTGTACATGTCCAAGCAAAAACAATGCGACTGTCCCAACCTTTTTAACCGGTTTGAGCTTTCCTGAAGTCACAAGGGTGCTTAATCGCTGCCGAGTGATTCCAAGCAGCTCACCCGCTTCCGCTGCCGTCAAAACTTCTTCCTGAATAAACTTAATTTTTTCGCTTTCTTTCATGTCGGCTTTCTCTCCACATCATAATGAATCCTTTTAACAAGGTAATAACAACGGCTATCATCAATACAGTATGCGCAATCTTTCCAGACATACCCTCATCAGTCAGATCAATTGCAACGATCCCGGCAACCAAAATGAGCAAAACGGCAAAGTCACCTGTGCTGTACTGCTTAAAATATTTTTTCATACTATCGTGGACGTGATATAATGTATGAGCAAGGGGATTTCTCCCCTTGTCTCACTAGTATCAGCGCTTCTTGCTTGTCCGGCGGGAGCGCTTTTTCTTTTTCTTGCTATGCTTTTCGCTTTCCTTTTGCCATATGTCGTAGATGTGTTTAATGATGGTCACGATACCAGCGATAGCAAGAATCCAGTTTCTCATCTCGTCCACTTCAGCACCTCCTTTCTATACTCTAATTATACAATACCTATTTACAACGGTCAATAGATATAACAAAAAAATATCCCTTCTTTGTTAAAAAACTTATGCAAATTTGTACTTAGACGCACGCTCCCCAAATGACTTTAGATTTGTGATACCCTGATTATAGGAGGTGATGATATGAAGCAAAGTAGCTCTATAGAGTGGCAATTCAACATTAAAGTTGAAAAATCAAAAAATATAGATACAACAAGATTCCAATTTGACCTATCTGGATATGAGAATTGTACTTTTCAAATTCAGAATAGTTTTTATAAATGCAAAGAGCCCTTTCCATCTAAGGAAAGGGCTTTTCATTTTCATTTCAACTTTGCTTCAAGTTTTGCTTTTGTAGCTGGTCCATAAATGCCATCAGCTTTTAATCCATTCATCAACTGGAACCGTCTGACGGCATCGGCGGTTTTCGGTCCATAATAGCTATCGATACCGAAGTTTTTGGCTTTCTTATCCGGATAGAAATGCAACGCAGCCAGGGCTGTTTGGATCTGCTTAACGGCATCGCTGTGCATCAATGGGCTTTTCACCTTGAAAATGCCAGAAGGCAGATTAAAAGATGATTTCTTTTTGCTTGAGCTTGATTTTTTAACTGTCTTGGATGAAGTTGTTTTCTTACTTGATGATTTGCCGCCAAGCGCTTTTAATTCAGCATCAATCGCCGCTTTGACCTCATTCCAGCGCCCTTCTGACAAAATACGATGCGGGCAATACTTTCCGCTCCAATCTTGATGCTTTCGCACACGATCAATACCCCAGCCGCGTTCTTTAAGCAGCTGCGCCACAAACTTGATTGCCAACTTTTCAGCAGCATAGTATTTAGGCCCTCCTGACTTGCTGTAGCAGATTTCTACGCCAATAGACTTACGGTTCCCAGGACCATTTGTGCCGTCTCCTGTATGCCATGCATTGCGATTTAACGGCAGTCCTTGAATAACCTCTTTGTCATCAACAGCAAAGTGAAAACTCGTTGAACTGGTGTTTCCGGTCATGTAACTGACCTCGTTAGCAGCTGACGCATCATTCGCTGTATTGTGGATGGTAATGTATTCAGCATCCAAGTAGTTCGGGCATTTTAAAGCGTATTTTGCTTCTGATACAAGATTCTTTTTCACTGCAATTGTCATGAAAATCTCTCCTATTCTGTTTTTGAAATAAAAAGAGCCGCCAGCTGGCAGCTCATTTGGTTAGATTGTGATTTTTCAAGACGGCTTTTTGCTTGTGTCCTTTTGTTGTCACGTAGTTGTTTTTGAACCAGGCAGCAAGTGTCGTACCGATTGTGAAGATCAGAGAGCCGGCAGTATACACAGCATCCGCCAGTTGGTTCACCTGTACATCAGTAATATCCAGAGGTGATTTGCCGAACATCAGCATTGTTTGGTTAATCAGCGCAATTAAAAGAAGCACCGTCCGGACGACTGTGCCTTTATCGAAGTTTTTCATTTTGTGTATTCCTCCTTATTTTTGCAAAACAGTATAAAAAATAGCGATTGCTCCCCCTATAATTCCGGTGGAAATCGCTGTAATGATAGCGCCCGTGATTGTGCGCTTGATCCAAGTTGTATTCTCTTCAATTTTGTTGAGCTTTTCATTGAGTGACATGATTTGCTGATCTTGCCTATCTGAGGATCGTTCAAGAGAACTTACCCGTCTTTCCAGCGATTTTTGCTCTAGTTTGAACTCTGCCATCTCTTTTTGTATTGCATTCACATCCGGTACCTCCGTCAATTGTGACATTAGTACGCCCCCCTTTTATCTATTTCATGCGATTTCACCTCCTTTGAGGCAAAATAAAAAAGCCGCTTCTTCGCCGCTTAATTTTTCTGATGATCTAGTTTTACTGGACCTTTCAAGTTGTTCAGGTTCTTTTCTAACTTCTCAATATGTTCCTTCAGATGCTGGATTTCTTGCTCTTTTTCCGCTAAAAGCTGCTTGTCTTTCTCTGACATATACTGGTATGTCATGAGAATATCTTCAGCATTCATCCAGTTTTGGCGATAACCTGCCGCTTTTCTTTCGAATAGCTCCGCTTTCGTTTCTAAATCTAATTCTCTTTTGTTATTTTCCTCCACATTAAACACTCCTATTCTGTTTGGTCAGGATAAGCGTTTCCGCGCTCAAGGGCTGTTATTTCTTCAAACTCTTCTTGCGTAAGACGGCCCTTTTGAACGTGTGTTTTGAGCTCAATGGTTAAAACAGTCCCATTCTTCCAGCAATCCTCAAAAAAGTTGTAAAACACACTTCGTTTTTCCATCGAATCTCTCCGATCTTATGGCTGGTTTACCATTAAAACATTACACATTCTTTGTAAATCTAAAATTTGTTCTTTCATTTGCTCCTCCGTTGTTTTTGCATCATTTGGAGGAGTTATTTCGATTGGCTCCAGTTTCATTTCATTGCTCTCCTTTAGCCTTTAGGGTGCAAGTAAAATTCTCCTGACTTCGTCCCATCAGGAGAAACTGACACACGAAGAATTGGTTTCATCAACATGTATTCGGTACTATCTATATAGTCACAAAAATAGCCGTCTTGATCTGCTACCATACGAAACAGTTTATATTCCATTGTGCCAGTTGCTTTCACATAGACAATATGAAGCCCGTACCCAACAACTCTTTCTGATTCGGTCTTGATGTCAAATTCAACTGTGTCCATGGCGAACACCTTTTCAAATTTTGATTCATGATAATTACAAGCTGAAAGGGATATTCCCTCAATTGTTTCTATCATTTCTAACCCTTCTATATACGAACGGCTACTAGGATTAAAAACAAATTCTTTGATCAAATCCCTCCCTCCTTATGTTTTTTCATAAAAGACAACTAATCTTACCGTTATGGATGCACTGGTCATATCCTTTGCGCCTGTTCCCCTAACATGAACTTGAAAGCCTTTAGAGGATTGACTCATTATCCCCGCAGTCACATTATTGGCATTAGATCCGTAAGGTGTAGCCATCACAGCAAAAATATTTTCTGCACCTTGTGAATTTCCATCAACAAAGTTGATCGTAGTATAACCATAGGCATATGATCCACCACTCGTTAATACAACATCACATTGAGTAACGCATATGCACATGTTGTTTTGTAATTCTCCGTGGATATCTGTGACAAGAGAAGTTACATTGCCGCCTACGATTTTTTCTGCGGTAGTGTATTGGCTGTCTCCTGGATATATTATTGAGCTTTTTGGCAGTTCGACTGGCGCACCTTCGAATATTGTTCGCTTCGACGACTTCATTCGTATGCCGCCTGAAACATCAATTTCCGCATTACTAGGTTTTAATTCTAATAAAGTAGAAGAACCTGAAATACGCGCCCTATTTTGGAATGATGAAAAATAATTTAATTCATCAATGTCAATAGAGCTTACCTCTCCTGTCAGTGTGAAAATATCTTTCGGTCTATTTGTAGGCGATTCGTTGGAAATCGCTATAATTCCTTGTACACCTGTAGTGCCGCTTCCTTTAGAGCCGTACATTTCAACAACGGGGACATCGCTTTCGGTTGAGGTTCTACCAGTCCCTTTAACTGAAATCTTCCCATCCCCTATGCTTACACTTCGATAGATTTCCTGGTTTGAACCATCAGAGTCTACATATCCGCTCTCTTGATATATAAGGCTAGACTGCACGTCTAATTTTGTGTATTCCCCATATGTTCCTGAGGCAGTGGATCTTCTGTACTGATATAGCTTGTCTCCATCAAAATAAGAATCAAAATCACGGTTAGTGTTCAATGCTTGGAATTTGCCGCCTTTGATCAATGAACCTGTAATATTAATAGAATTAATCGTACCAGAATTTATTTTGTCAGCTGACAAGCTCCCGATCTTGGCATTTGTAATGGCTCCGTCAATGATATGGACGGTATCAATTATCGCTGTTTTCAGGTGAGCTTTTGCGATAGCAGCGTTTTGAATAGCTGCTGTTCCTATTGCCGCCTCAGCAATTTGCGCACTTGTTATGGCTGCTTTTTGGATGTGTGCTGTTCCTATCGCTGCCTCTTGTATATGAGCAGATCCGATAGAAAGGGCTTGGATGTAATCACCGTCAATAACGTTGTCCGTTAGTTGTGTGTCATAAGGACTGTATCCATACTCCTTTATCGTATCGCCTTCGCGAACTTGCAATTTTCGAATGACGAACGAGCATAACTCTGTATTGTTATTCCTGTTAAAGCCGCCGATGCCTATTGTATATACAGAGCTTGTCGTAGGGGCTGTGAATTTAATATTAACCCTGACAAACTGATCAGAAGGATAAGAAGAAATGTCTGATAAATCTGTGCCACTTATCCTGTACCATGAATTTGTTTCTTTAAGGTGAATATAGTTCAAATCAGTTGTGTTATTTCTTTTCACTTCGAAAGAAAGAGTGTATGTTTTCCCTTGCTCAAGCTTCATTCTTTGGATATTATTCGGCGCTATTCTTAACCCACAAACACCAAAAAATAATTGATCAGTTAATTGAGTCTGAGAAACCGTCATTTCATTAAATTCTTTTTCCTCTACTGTATGAGAGGTATATGTGTAATCGTAAAACCATTTCGCCTTTAAAAGAGAGCCTGGGAAGATATTGCCTTGGTCAAAGTTGCGTGCCAGTTTATCAGCCGTGACCGCCAAGTTTGCCAGACGATCCGCGATAATGCTGTTGAACATAATATCATCAGTCAGAATCCGTTGGGTTTTTGCTGAAAACTCTGCTGTGAATTCGCTCGCTTTGCCGTGATAGTTAACCGCTCGTATGCGATAGTACCAAACGTTATCAACGCCAGCGTTTTCATGCAGGTACCCGCTTTGTTTGCCTCGCCATAGCCGATTTTCGATAGATGGGATGAAACCTTTTATTTGTGATCCATAAACCTCATAAGCCGCAATATAAGAAGAAGGATCATAATCCCAAGTGATGCTAGTACCTGAAAAAAGCCCCTTAACAGTTACGTTAGAAGGGACTTTAGGGATAATGTCAGGGAAACTGCCATCAGTCACCTGAACATTGCGGTCAATGTTTTTCACTTTATCTTCTAAATCGTCTAGGCGCCTATCAGGTTGATAAACTTCTAAAAACTCGCCCATTTCAACGGTTTTTGTGCTGGCAGGATTTGAAATGCTGTATCCAAGGGCGATAACTCGGGATTGAATTTGTATTGGATCGGCTTGGGTATCATCTATAGCAGTCCTGGTATCTCCAAGGGAAATATGATCAGTCGGAATGACCTTTAGTTCATATGTTGCTTGAGATTTGGAAGCTGTGTCTCTCAAATATTCATATGTTTTCTGTAACAGCTCTTTCGGATCGGTTATGTTTTCATCCTGCCATTGGCCGAAGGAGTTTATAAACGTTCCGTCAGCCTTTTTGTAACCATATTTCTCTTTTGCTCCTGGTAGCTCAATCCACTTCTGACCTTTTGGCTTGTCTGCCGGATCACCGTTTGATACTTTCCATTCAACGTCTGCGAAGTCAATATAACGGGAATCTCCGCCATTTTCTGTCTCCACGCTGCCGCCCCATCCATACAGAGCAGAAACTGGATAAGCCATTTCAGTGACCGTAATACTTTCGACATTGTAGCCGACTTCGAAACGATCACCTTCATCATTTCCGCGCCGCTGCTCAATGTTGACAACACGTTCAATAATTTTGTTGTTTTCTTCGTCAAAATTGACAGTAAAACGCAGCTCTCCGCCCCATACCTCAATAATTTTAGTAATGGCTTCGTAAGCGCTGATATGATAAAAGTTTGTGGACTGTGTACCCGTTTGAGCTGTTACATTGCCCTTCCACCTTGTGCCTTCTAAAACTCTATCCAGTGCATATTGTTGCGTTTTACCGGTTGGCCGTACGTCTTCCACAATAGCTTCAAGCAACTCCATTTCAGCCGGTTCACAATGGGCGATTTTCTCTGCCCCGTTGTCTCCGTTGCCGCGGTCAATTTCTCTAATTTTGAAGAGACGAAAAAAGCCGTCTTCATCTCTGAAAACGACTTGGTTTAATTTAGTTACATGTAGGCTATCTTCGTGTCTTGCGTCACAACTGAAGGTGAATTCTGTACCTTGATTCAGCTTTTCCAGAAACTGATCAGAATGAAAAGTGCAGGCATCATCCTCTGCGTCACTAGATAGGATTGCCAAAGGGTTATCGTATCTATCTAACACCCACATATCGGCCATATAATCACCTACCTATTTATATTTCTCTGTTAAGTGTATTTTACTTGGATGGCTGGCTCTAACTTTGACGTTTTTCTTAGCCGGAATCTGAAAAAACCTCGATTTATAAAGTATGGCCGAACTCTTTTTGATTCCACTGATTGTCACACGCCGCTTAGAAAAATCTATTTCGATATAATCACCCGCAATAAAGTTGAATTTCAGATATACGCCTTGGTATACACTGCCATCATCATTCAACAATTCAATGCTGTATGACGTGGCTGCAGCCGAAAGCGTGCATTCTACAACGGGTGAAGCCGGCGCGCTGCCTTTTGTTTTTACAGTCGTGCCCGCTGTTGGGACATCGAAAACAGTGTCCGGACCGTACTTGTAAGGGTCAGGGCAAGTAAAATTTATCGTGCCCTTTCCGAATTTGAAAACCTCGTCCAGCTGTCCTTCACCGTCTATCATGGCGTAGTATGTTCTGTTTGGCTCGTCAGCAAAGACTAATGGGCATGCCTCTTCTGTAACAAGCCATTCTGCCACTTCCTCTTTTGCCTTCTGTAGGTCGTCAACGCCCTTTACCACTACAGAAACAGACAACTGACGGGCTTTTATTTTCTTTTGCTTCGGATATGCGCCAGGACGCCCAGGAACTTCAACCATTTCCCACTCTACGGGCGCCCACATGGGCCGCTTTGTGTCTGCCGTTACATGAACAAAGGGTTTCGATACCCCGTTAAATGTCATTGTCATTTGTACCGCCTCTTATCTCTAAAAGCTTGGCGCTGTTGCGCTTGTGTCATGTCTTTTTGTGTTGCTGAAGCAAATTGCCGTCCGTTTACGCTAAGATCAGTACGAATAGCTGGTATGTTTACCTCGATAGGGTGATTTAAAACAGCCTGAGAAAGTTGCTGAATTGCTTTCGCCATCGCTGACAGATCAAAATTGTTATTGATGTGTGTTGGATTAATATTTCCTAATGCACCGGAAATTCCAGCAGCCTTCTCTTTTGATGAAAGAGGAATAACTTTTGTTGTTGATCCAGTTGCATCTAATAATTCTGGACCGGCCTCCCCGACAATTGCTTTACCTCGTAATACACGGCCACCTGTAGCCAACATTGGTATTTTAGGAATCGAAGGGATATTCACGCCTGGTATCTTATTTAAAACCTTCAGCTTGCTAGAGAACCCACCTGTGAAACTATTAATTTTTCCGATTATCCAATTAATAGAGCTCCGAATGCCAGATTTTATGCCATCCCATACGCCTAACACACCAGACTTTATATTATTGAAGGCTGAAACAACTTTATTTTTGATATTATTTACTGGATTAACAACGTATGTTTTTATAAGATTCCACGCTGAACGTGCTGAGCTTTTCATTCCATTCCAGATATTATTGACCACGTTTTTCATCCCGTTAAAAACTCTTGATGCTGTATTTTTTATCCCATTCCATAAGCTTGAAAAGAATGATTTAAGCCCATTCCAAATAGATTTCCCAGCAGATGATATCCCTTTCCAAATATTAACCACAGTACTTTTAATGCCGTTCCAGATTCTTGAGAAAAGACTTTTATAGAAATTGAGTGCATTTGTAAAATATGTTTTTAGTGCATTCCAAACTGTTTTAGCCACAGAGGAAATTCCTTTCCATACAGTGGTTAAAACAGTTTTAATCCCATTCCAAATGGTTGTGAAAATCTTTTTAAATCCATTCAGAAGATTGGTGAAGAAGGTTTTCAAACCATTCCAAACACTTTTCCCAACTGTAACGATCCCATTCCATACAGTGGTTACTGCTGTTTTTATCGCATTCCATACCGTAGTGAATATGATTTTTAAACCATTCAAAAAATTAGTGAAGAACGTTTTCAAACTTTCCCAAATTGCTTTACCCGCTGTAACAATTCCATTCCATACTGCAGTGACAGCCGTTTTAATTCCATTCCACACGGTAGTAAAAATAGTTTTATAGAAATTTAGAAGAGTTGTAAAATATAATTTAAGTCCTTCCCAGATAGTTTGGGCCGCCACTACGATTCCGTTCCAAACAGCCTCTGCAAACGACTTTATAGCGTTCCATACTGTGGTGAAAATGGTTTTGTATAAGTTAAATTGAAAAGTAAAATATGCTTTAAGACCATCCCAAATTGTTTTTGCAACCGAGACGATGCCTTCCCATAGCCCTTTAAAGAATTCTGAAATAGGTTCCCAATATTTGATTACTAAATAAACTGCCGCAGCAATAGCTGTTATCGCAATTAATATGGGATTTGCCATAAAAAGCTTTGATACTACACCGAATACAGTACCTATTGATTTGATTGCGCCGCCTACTTTTGTAGCAACGGTTACGACTGTCCCGAAATTGGTGACGATAGCAGTTATAGCCGGCAACATTGATGATAGAACCATTAACAATGGACCGATTGCCGCAGCTATCCCACCCATGACGACTACAACGGCTTGTCCAGTAGGTGATAGACTCTTAAACTTGTCAGATAATACTTGGATTGCCTGTTGAACTATTGGCAAAGCTCTCTGAGCCATATCCAAAATAATTCTACCGATGGGTTCTAAAGCATCTGCTGCCTGTCTTAGAGTTGCTTGAAATTGCTGACCAAAAGACTGTTCTTGAGCTTTAGTAACTTTGTCCATTGCCCCTGCTGATTCATCTAGAGACCCCTTAATATTCCCCATGCTGTACATCGCGTCAGACTCTAAGTCTTCCCATTTAGTACCGAATAGGGCAACACCAATGTTATTCGCAGCAACTTGATCATCCATCCCTTTTAATTCGGGAAGAACTGCGTTCGCAACATCTTTTACCGTACCCTTCCCCTGCAAGAAATCTTTCCAGACCTTTTGGGTTCCCTTAGACAATTCACCCATCGCTTGATCGGTGCTTTTGGAACCGTCTTTTATTCTTATTTGAAATTCTTTAAAGACATCGTTTACATAGTCTAAATTGTAGGCTCCGTTTTTAGATCCTTTTATCAGTAGCTGAAAATATTCATCTGCGGAATATCCCATCTTTCCAAACAAGGGAGCATATTCACTGAGATTATCAAACATCTCATCAGAGAAATTAAGTCCATTTTGGGCTCCATAAGCCATCAAATCAAAAGCCTTTTTAGAGTCAATACCAAAGGCTTTCATTAACTGGCCTCCGCCTCTTGTAACTTCATTTACATCAGCATCGAATGTTTTTGCAAGGGCCAGGGCGTTTTTAGTTGCTGTTTGTAGCTCAGCTTCACTATTTATGTTTTTCATGTTCTGCTTTGTTTTAATAAGAGCGTCAGAAACTTCATCTAAACTTTCTCCAAAACCAGCTTTATAAATGTTTCTAGCTACATTTGTAAGATTTTCAGCTTCTTTCTTAGTGACACCTAATGACGACTGTATTTTAGCTTGTGCATCGCCTACATTTTTAGCTGAAGAGATGGCGGCCGCGCCTAATCCTGCTAATGGGACAGTAATTGCCTTACTCATCGTCTCGCCTACGCTCTTCATTTTTCGAGCTCCATTTTGCATACTAGCCTGGAGTCGCTGGAAGTCTCGTTCTGCCCCTTGCCTGTTTAAAGATGTATTAATCTCAATTCGTCCCGCTGCCGCCATTACTCTCACCGCCCTTTTTTCTTGAATTTGCTATCATGGAGAAATAAGTGTCCAATTTGGTTTCCAAATCTTCCAGTGTCTCTTCGTCTTCGAGACTGTAAAGGCGTTTGAGTTTAATCAACCGATCCCGTTCTTCTTTGTTGTGCTTAGTAGGTTTTGGCACTTCAGCAGCTCGAATACTCACGACCTCTTTAAATTTGGATTTATCTGAGAGGTTTTGGAGAAGGGCATTGAATTTATTCCAATGAAGAGTCCCTTGTAATTCGAATAAGTCCAAGTTATAGTCATACAAAAAAGACGCGTATATGTAAGCCGCGTCTTTGTCCAGATCGTATAGTTTTTTATTTGGTGCATCGTCGTCCCGCAGTGCTTCTTCGTCGTCATCCTGCTTTTTCAGTCCGATGAAGTCATAAATAATTGACTCGAGAGCCGCATTTTTTTCTTCAACCTCAAGCAACTTTAAAATTTCCGGATTCATTGCAAACATTTCTAAAGCTATATCAAGCTTCTGACCTTCACTAAATCTATCGTCTTTAAAGAGCTCGAAAAGCCTCATTACCCTGTCAAAGGATAAATTCAAGTAAAGTATATTTTCGCCAATCATTATTTGATCGTCGAATCTTTCTGTCAGCTTAAAGTCCATAAAACTTCACTACTTTGTATAGTATTTCTTGCCGCGATTCTGAAAATCTTGAAACTTTTCTTCTACCACTTCAAGTAGACTAAATACAATTTCCGCTACCACAAATACTGATCGGCCGGCTTGCTCATAAATATGACTGTATGTGCCTTCTCCTAAAAACATTTCAATAGCTTGTTTGGTCAATCGTTCATTTTCAAGCTCTAACTGCTCCAATTGTTTGTCAGAGGCGTTATTGACATTTACTTTTTCAAGCTTTTTCACAGCTGCATAATACTCTTTTGAAAAACTTTCATATTTTTTCAAGGAATCATCATCAAAAGGAATCTTATAAATAGAATCCCCGATTTCAACCTCTTCATAGGATTTCTTGATTTCAATTTTACGAACAGCCATAGTTATTCCGCTCCTTTATAAATAAAAAAGGGCAGCCGTATGGCTAGCCCTCTGTTGTTGGTTCTGGTTTTGTACGAGTTACTAATGAATCTGATGGTTCAGAGACACCAGCAGCATTAACAGCTCGGACCACAAATGTATATTGTGTGTCCGGTTTTAAACCTGTTGATTGATATTTATTTTCTGTTACATTATCAATTTTATTTCCGCTTCGGTAAATATCATATGAGTCAGCCCCATCTACTTTGTCCCAAGACAAGCTGATTTCATTTGTACCTGCCTCATAAGTTAGATTTTGGGGCGCATCAGGGTGTTTCAGTTACTTTTGGCACCCCGTTGTAAGCGATTGTGACGCCGAACTCACCTTTTGCATTCGCATCACCAGAAGGCAGGGATATCTCAGTCATAGTCACATCACCCTCAACAATTACACCAGATGGATCTGTCCAGCGAAATTGTGTTTCCCTCTCAGAGCCGTATTTCAACGCTTTTGAAGCAATAAAATTTTGCGCTGGATCATCATATTTCCGATGTCCGGAGAATGCAAGGGTTAACTGTCCCCCTGTTACTGTAGTGGATTTGTTTCCGTCACCGTCTAAATAAGACGTATCATCTGTTTCTTCATTTGGAGAAGGTTCAACGGATGAAAAGCCAGCTCCAACTCTTACCCATGTTGGTTCTGTGGCGTCCGGCGTTGTATTGATCTCAAATTTATGTTTTGCCTGAATAATAAAACTATCAGTACCTGGCATCATTTTGCCTCCCTTGCTTTGATAAATAACTCTGCATCAAAAGTGGATGCATACACATATTCCTGCTGCTCAGATTTCCCTAGAAAATTAGGCGTTGCAGAAATATTGCACTTAATAAATTCAAATGAATTGTCGCTACTTTGAACCTCGTTCTCTTGCAATCCAGCTAAGAATTCGCCAATTTGAAGTAAAGAATTATAGCCCACGAATTGCTGTTTATGTTTCACGAGAATCTGAAAGCGATAGGTTTTCTCTATGCTGCCATCCATGTAATAAACATTTTCTGCATCAGATGAGGGAATGGGCGTTAATGCAATGCTATTCCCTTCTTGAAGCATTGGAATGAATATAGTGCTATACAAATTCATATTTCGCTCGATATGATCAATTAATCGATCAGGGAAATCCATTTTTTCACCTTCTTAAATAGGCGTTAACTGCATTTTGTCCAACTGTGATCCAATCGCCTTTATGTTCTGCAGCTGCCACCTCAGCCCACCGCGCCTTCGCATTTGGGTTTCGATCTAAAGATACACGCCTTGCATTCCATACTTTGCTTGCATACTTAGTATCCCAGATTACTTTCCCGGACCCAGGATGCGAGGCTCGTATACCACTTCTTTTTAGCTCCCCAGTATCTTGCGGAGCATAGAAGTTACCGTCTTTTAAAACTTGTTGATCTATAGCAATTTGAGCGTGGTCTAAAGCAGCAGAAGTAGCATTTAAAACACCACTTAAATTAATATTCACGTTAAAACCAGCCATTAGATCAACTCCACTTCATAATGATGCGGTAGATCACCATCAAAAGTATAAAATGGGCTCACCTTGTTGACTTTCATTGTGCGACCGTTGAAAATGACTTCTGATTTCTCTTTCATTTCTACAAACGGCTTTGAATACTTGGCATCCAGAAATAATATAGATTGAGAGTTAACCTGTTCCCCTGTTGCTGTGATAGTAAGAGAAGTAGAAGGCTTTACAAGAACGTTAATAACAGGGACAACGTCAAGCCATCTTTCACCCCAGCGTTCATTTTGTTCATATTCTTTGTATTGCACAGAGTGAATAAGTAATTGTTTAGGAATCGGCCTAACCATGAGTAAAAACCTCAATACCTGAATACAAAAGCCCAGTAAACTGTAAGTAAGCTATAGTCGTAGGTGAAACCCTTTTTTGATTTCTAGTGAGTTCAGGATTCGCTTTACTATAATTAAACCCTCCGATACTAACGCTAGACATATCATCTGAAGCACCAATTGTGTCCCCGCCATTCAATACGTAATATTCCACTTGAGCTGCCGTGGCCTTTTTCACGTTTTCATCAATGAAGCTGTTAGCCGCCAAGTTAATAGCTCCATTCTTAATGCGAAAATTGGTCAATTGATCAATTAGGTCAGACGCTCGTCGAATATACTTATCTAAAACCTCGTCATTATCCTCAGATTCGCCTACATACGTTTTTCGGTAGTAATCAATATCAATATAACCCACTGGAGAAAAACCTCCTTAAAACGAAAGAGACAGCTTTATAATAAGCTGCCCCTCTCTAACTTGAACTTGATTCAGTTGTTGGTTCTTTTTGTGTCCGTGTTACAAGGTTTTCCGATTTATCAGAAGCGCCCACTTCATTGACAGCTGCGATAGCGAATGTGTATTGAGTATCAGCCTTCAAACCACTAGAAACATATGTGGTTTCAGTCGTGTTATCAATTTTATTTCCGCTTCTGTATACGTCGTATGAAGTTGCCCCATCTACCGCATCCCAAGACACGGTCACGCTGTCAGTCGTAGCCGTGAACGATAGATTTTGGGGCGCATTAGGGAGTAGTTTGCTCAAGGGAGACAATAACGCCATCCTGTTTATTTTCTAACATGAATAGATCATGATAAATACGGTTTTGATAAAGGTATCCGTCACCTTCTGTATGCTGCCCCGGCGCAAACAAATAAACAGAATTGAATTTTGCTTTCGCAATAACGTTTGGTTTAGCAACAATCAGGAAATTAATTTTCTTGGCACCCTCAGCTGGTTTAAACCCTTCAGAGAAATCAAAAGAGTCATAGAATCGAGATTCATCCCAAACTTCAACTAAACGAACGCCGTCAATAGAAGAAACTCGTGTTTCTAATGTTCCATTATTATTAGTCACATCAATTTTACGAGTAAAATCCTTTGAGAGTTCCAGCGCATCCATTACCTCACTCGAAACGTACGCGATTAGGTTTCCTGGTCCATATTTTCTCAAAGGACGAATTGCAGCTTTTAATGTTGTGAAAATGTTCTCTTTGTCAATAGCGCCAGTCTCAATTTGTTTTCTATCGACAGCGTATTTGGCCAACTTCGAGAAACGATATGCATCAAGCTCCGGCGTAGCATGCTCTGTTGTGAAAGTTGCAGTAACATTTGAAGCAGAAGCAGCCTGATTTGATTCATCGACATCTGCTTTGTCAACGAAAAATTCAATGTCTCGATCAAATTCAAGAGTATAAGGCTTCTCAGTTGTTGTAACGGTTCCTTCGTTGTACCCTTTATTTCTTGTATGTGGCTTATATCCAGTTGTAGAAACCGATTGAACTTTAAATGTTTTTGCATCCAGCCAGTTTACATTAGGCGTTTCTAATTCTGCTGTAAGTGCACCTTGCACCAATTTTTGATCTAGAGCGTCTTGATACTTTGATACATAGTTAATTGAGTTTGGCATTATTGAGTTCCTCCTTTAAGTCCTAATCCTGTAAGAAAGGCGTCCATTTTCCCGCCTTTGGATTGATGCTGCCCTTGAGAAAAGCGCGGCTTGTCTACTTGTGTTGTTACTTCACTATTTGTAAATTGTGGGTATTTCTCAACAACTTTTTTGATCGCTGTTTCGATATCTACATCATCATTCATCTGTGCTTTTGCAAGCAGAAGAACGTCATCCAACGACTCTTCATCCACACCAGCCTTAAAAGCTGACAGCTTGGCATTAGCTTTAAAAAGTTCCTCGTCTTTTTCTTTATTTGACTGCTCAAGCGCTTCATACGCTTCCTGTTGTTTCTGCTGCTCAGTCTTTTGAGATTCAAGATATTTTCTGTGATCTTCAACGGCAGCCTTTGCTTCATCGAAGTTTTCAAAGCCAAGTGATTTTAAAATCTCCTTTTTCACATCCTCATCTGAGGGCGTTGGATCAGTTTTCTCTTCGTTACTAGGCTGTTCAGTTGGAGAACTGACCTGTTCATCAGTATTACCTTCTTGATTAACTGTTTCGTCGGTAGCCAACGAATCACTGTTCCCTGCTTCCCCGCCAGTATCTTCTGAGAAAAACTGAAGATTCAATTTTAAAAGTGGGATTGTCATATATGTTCCTCCTTCTTTTTTAGGCATAATAAAAAAGATTGTTCTTTTAAGCCTGCAATCTTCTAAAAAGGCAATGAGTCAATAAACTTGTTCACGATATCTTCGGCGCTCGCGTCCGGTTTCCTCAATAAATGCACGCATAGCAGCTTGTCTTTTTCTGATTTTCAATTCTGCTTTAGCTGCCCCCTCTTCATCTCCGATAGCCCGAAGCATATTGGCTTCATTTTTGGCTTTTCGGATCTGTCGTTCGATATATCGTTGTTTCTGGCTCTGTTCATATGCTTTTGCATTCTCTCTTTGGTTATAGGGTTTATTTCTGCGTATTGAAACACCCTCGATATAGGCATATTTTTGATGACCGCAGTTAATCCCAAATAAGCCGTCTGGCTCACCGTAGCTTGTGGATGAGAGAGGCGGGTACCTCGGATGATTCCCGGATAAAGAAAATACCTTCCCTTGATACCGAGCGCATTTCGGTCGTGCCCCGGAATGACTTGATATCTCAACAAGATCGATGCCATAGCTTGCACATCTATCTTCTTGCATTTGATTAGTTACATTATTTGAAACAGTCCTGATCACAGTTCCTACATGTGCCTCGGTGCTCCACTTCCGGCCGGTCCTGCTTATAAATGCCGGGATTCCTTGTTTACTGTATTCAATACAGGCTGAGCGCAAAGCCTCTTGATGCGTTTTCAATCCACTCAGAACCTCAGCTGTTGTTTTATTTACAATATCCCTATAGACCTGTTGAGACTGAATAAGGATAGTTGAATTTGTAAGATTAAGTTTTGTTTTAGCCTGCTGATAGTAAGTATTTAACGTATCAATAATAGTTGGGTCTTCTTTTACTGGAGGGGCCTGCTTTAAATTCCCCCCTTTTGCAACACGTTGTAAAAAGCTTTCTTGCTCAGCGATTCCTGTAAACCCCGCATTTTCAAGAATAGAATATATCGTCTCCTCTGCTATCCCTGTCCTTTCAGATAACACTTCAATATTCTCCTTAGTAAGGGCCTGCAGCTGGTTAAGCTTTTGAAATTGCCATGAGAGAATGGTTTCCGATGTCTCTTCCTCATCAGTTTGCAATTTCGAAGCGATATTTTGAAGCAGTTCACTCTCCATAGCGTTATAAATCTCAATTAAAGGACTCGTGAAAAGATCAAGTTGACGTGGAGTAAGGCTCATTCAACTTCATCTTCTTCCGTTTTTTCCTCTTCTTCCTCATCCTTTTCCAGTTGCCCTTCTTTTTGACCGAATGTGTCCAACATAAATGCATCATCCGCCGTAGCATTTTCATCTTTGATTTCTTGCAACATTTCTTCCGCTTGTTCTTCTGTTAGATCAAGGATTCGCTGAAGGGCATATTTCTTTGAAATAAGTCCGGCACTCTGTAATGTCATATAGTATGTGGCATTTGCCGCCCGATCTTCCGCAATGCTATCGTCAAAATCAACCGTTACATCATAGTCATCAGGAGCTGTAAAAATATCATATAGCTCGGCCACATTAACAATGACATCAACGAGCTCTTTTATACCTTCTTCAACAATTGTTTCATGGCTATTTTTAGTTCTGAATGTCTTACTGTTCTCACTGACAACCTCTGTCGCGGTCTTTAATCCCTGTGAATCAAAGGTAAATGTTCCCGCGGAGAAACCTAGCTGCATGGACAGTAAATTCAAAATACTATTGATAGCATCAATATGTTCACTAACCCGCAATTCCACGCTAATGTCTTTGATTGCATCTTCACTTTCAAAGTTCATTGCCTGGTACGCTTCATCCTCAGCGTCGAAATAACGTGACATTCTTCCGCTCTGAGGATCGACTACGGTCTTTATCGCGGATTGCGGAACTAGAATACGTTTTTTTCCTAACCGGAATTCCCTTTGAAAGCTATCATAAGCAATATCCAGAGTTTTTAATGTATCAAGGGCATTTGCATAAATAGAAATTCCTAATGGTGAATACATATCAAAATTATTTGCTGTGTTGGGACGAATATAAACGAATAAAGGCCGTGTAAGCCCCTCAATCCTCGCCTCTTCCTCTAAATCTGGATACATAGTAGATAAAGGGACTCTAATGCCTAATGTAGCTGAGTTATTACTCTCATAAAGTTCATTGGTAATGACATATTCAGAGCCTTCCCACGTATGCCATTCAAGCAGTGTATATTTTTTGTCGCCTTTTCTTGTCTCATTAACAAAAACGCCTTCTGTCACTTCGTCACTTGTTGAGGACAAAGGATAAAAGGCGTCAGCAGCAACGTATGAAATTTTTATTTGTTCAGCATCTACATGTACTTTCATAACCATGCCGCCAAGAGCAAAACTGTATTCCAAATATCGTTGAAATTGCTTGCCGAATTTATTATGGTCCAGAACGTCTTTAATGTTGTCATACAGTGCGTTGTCCGATACATTCACCAAGCATTTTTCATTGAATACCAGCTGGGCCATTTCTGCAGCCGCAACTTTAGGCATATTCAGTGTGGCTCTGCGACGTATTCTCTCGCCGGCAACTGTTTTATATCTGAGATCATGAAAGTCTTTGTGGTATCCCTTGTATAAGGCATACCATGTATCCACGTATTCATAATGCTCATCGGTCACCATTACCTTTTTGCTATCTGTAATCTTGTTTATCCCTTGTATTAAACCCATTCTGTACATCACCGCCTTTAATGCAGAGCCTATTTTTTTGATCATTGTTTCACCGCCCTAATTTTTCAAGCCGAGCTTTTGCAAATTGTCGTTAACGTAATATTGAAAGGCGTCACAAGTGTGATCATCAATCTTTATTATCTTCGGATCATCTGATTGAAGAGTGTCTGCATCCCACTGGTATTTCCTGTGCTCGGTCAAAAAGATTTGATTCGATTCTGTTTTAAGCACAAAAAAACGCCCTTGAGCCAATAGGTCCTGAACGTTGTCGATCATGTCAATTTTCTTTTTCTTCGCTACCGGGTGCAGCCTGATTCCGTAGTCTTTGAAGAATTGATTTCGAAGGGCGCCCTCAGCTGAATCGATCGTCTGCTTGTCGAAATACTTGTTGTATTCTTGGCTTATCTTATCCATCCACTCTTTTAATTCTGTAGAAAGTTCAGATGGAGCCTTTTTCACGACTTTGTTTTCCGGGCTATAGTAATAAGTATCAAGCAGAATGACATTTTGTTTCTTTGTTAAACCGAACGCCAGATAGGTTGTCGCTGATACCTGGTGCCCGGTATCAATGGCAATATCTATAAGAATCAGGGCATCATCCTCTGGCAGCTGATCAATCTCATGAAAATGGTTCATGTTATATACCATATCCCCGAGACCAATAACCTCACCGCTATACATCCAGCGCCAGTAATCCTCGTCCTGTTCCTTATAACGCTCAATTTTACGAATGAGCTGATCAGATAAGAATCCTTTTTCATCCTCAAGGTATGTTGAGTGATGGAGGAAATACTCATCATCTCCCGCCTTATCGTCTCTCCACTCATTCACCCAAGCGTAAGGATTCCGCGGCGGGTTATAAGAATAGTAAATTTTCACTTCTTTTTCGCCCAGGTCTTGTCGGATGAATGTATCCTCCACAATATCAATATCCTCTACACCGCTAAACTCGGCTAACTCCTCAAACCATAGAGCCATGATATAACCTACTGCTATATTCATCGATTTCAGCTTCTGCGGATCATCCACGCCATAGAAATAAAAAGCCGTTTTCGTTTCCTTGTGTTCGATCTTTAATGGAGATTTACCAAAAAAGAATTCATCCTCCACAGCAAGCATGTAAATAGCCCATTTTATCTGTTCATAAACAGAGGTTGAAAGGTATTTTGCAACCTTCCGCAGACAAATCACATTACCTTGGGGATCATCTAAAAAATCAATGACGAGTTTCAAAGAAATTACGGATGATTTCATAGAAGAACGGCCACCAGATAATATTGATTTTGGTCTTTCGTTCAGCCAGAAAGAATAGAAATTCTTATTCATGAGGTCAGTAATTTTAATTGTCTTGGTTTCCATCGCTAATTGCCTTCCTCATAGCATCTTTATCATTAACGATAACAACCCGGTTCTTGCCGGATTTCTCGTTCTTCGTCTCAGCTTTTGTCTTCTCGATATTCAAGCGCATTTGCTCCAATTTAAGGCGCCGCTCGTCTGCTTCGTGGGCCAGCTGGTCAAACTGCTTTATCAAGCTCCTGAGCTCTCCCATCGCCCGAGATTGAGCATTCAGGAAGGTTGCATGACGATCCCAAGCGAATTGAAACTCCCATTCTTGCTCATCGCCAAATGCACCCGGTTTCTCTTTTTTCAAAACCTTAGTCATATCGTCTTTATCCTGCACGTGCATAATGCGCTGCGCCCGGATAATGGCTGCATATTGTATCTGTATCTGATCCCATATCATATCGGCAGGCGAACGCTCCTGAATCTCTTCCATGATCTCAAGCGTTTCTTCTGGCAGGAATTTAGAGAAAAAGCCGTGAGTCACAGCGTTTTGATTACCCGCCGGAGCCGCGCCACCTTTGTTTCCTATTGCGTTTTTGTTGCCGGGCTGTCCGCCTTTTTTTGTGTGCACACTTTCTGAAATAGGTGCACCCTTTTTTCTTTCCCAACCGTGCCGCTGTTTCCACGATTTGATGGTGTTCACCGACACCCCGTATTTCTCGGCAAGGTCCTTGTATTTCATGCCTTTGACGTAATCCTTATACGCCTGAATGTGCTTTTCAGCCATCTACATTCACCGCCGCCCCCTTCTAATTCGTGTTTGTTTTGGAGATATTCACTCTAAACTGAGCCCATACTCAGAGGCCTTACCAGCAGTCTGAGATTCACTGGACTCAGTTTACAAAGAATATAAAGAGAGCATCACCGTACTGATGACGCTCCGCTTGCTGCTACTTGATATAGAAATTGCTAGTGTAGAATGTTCCTAAAGTGGTGACATAATCCCCATTTTTATCGTATTTATAAACCTCAACTTTGAATCGATACGTACCAGCTTTATTCAGATATTCTTTGATATCGAACTTATCATAAGCTTTTTCATCTGGTTTTAATGGGTTAGGTGAATCAATATCAAGAGATACCCACTTACCACTCACAAGCCGCTGAGGAATCAAATTGGGACCAGCGATGTAACTATTGTCATTTTTGACTGCTACTGTGACGTATTTGTCCTCTTTCAAACTGTGCTGGGCTTTTGTAGGATTTGCACTTACTCCCATTAATGATGCCATGTTTCTCCCTCTTTTCCGGATACAAAAAGCCCTATACCTTATAAGGGCATAGAGCTCTTGGATCACTATATTTTATTTTGTTGTGACGCAGAATGTTTTCGCCTCCCCGTCCTGCCTTCAAGTTTACACTGCCGATTTAAGTGAGTTCAAATATTGCAGAAAGTTGGCTTCTTTGACTTTATTGACGATGTTGCCGATTATGGCTGTTTTGATCTTTCTGATGGTATCCCGGGAGCAATCAAGGTGGTTTGCAATAGCAGTGTAGCTCATGCCTTCCATCATGCAATCATAAACGATACGGTGTTTTTCTTCTTCAATGTGTTCCATAGCGTTGTCCAGGTAATGCACAATAGATTCATATTTGTGGAGGCGTCTCTCTCTTCGGTCCATCTGTCGCAATTCTGCTTGACTAACGCCTGCTGATCCCCTTGGCATGCCCGCTTCATCCCCGTATGTTGCAGTGAGCTTTCCGCCAATAAAATCCACTTTGTTTAATACACGATTGAGCCTTTTAATCTCCCGCAGCATGAATTTATAATCGCGAATCCATTCCTCAATCTCCCATGCAATCATTTGATCTGTCATAGTGCTTTCCCTCCTGATAGTTAAATAGAGTAAGTGTCATTCCAGTTGTTTGCTCTTTGCTCTGCGATATATTGAGGCCTCGATACCTCTTTCACGCTGATACCGAAGGTTTTGACCAAGAAGGCTTTCAACTCGTTATAGAGCTCTTTTTTGCCACAAAAGATATTTACAAGCTTTCCGTTTTTATAAGCGAATCCGTATTTCATCCTGGAACTCCCCTTTTACTTTCTGCGTTTATAAGCGCCGCCTTTGCCGCGTCTGAGTGTTTGCATGTTTGTGTTCATCATTGATTGCCAGAAACGATCTGAGCGCTCCTGTTGCTTCTGTGATGGTTTCTTTTTGGACTGTTTCATGTCTCATCACTCCTTTCACTGCTAGTAATCGCGATAGACATCCAGATAGTTGCGAAATAAAAAAAGGACACCGACCAAAGCACAGATTTCTCTGTACAGCGATCAGTGTCCGCAGGCTTTCCGTCTTGGACCATTTATTTAGTTATCATCCCTAATTCTTTTCTAATCGAATTAAATTTATTTGTTACATAATTATAAAGTCTGCTATCCCCATCAACTTTTGACGGTTCAGAATATCCCATTTTAGCCATGTCATCTAATCTTGCTGAATCATCAAACAGATGATTTACTAAATGAATTAATTCTGCTGTGCAATATTCAGGGAAGTTATCAACAAAACCTTTTACCTGAGTGATTTGTTCATGATTTAAACCGTCATATCCTTTTGCCGTATATAATTCTTTCGTAACTATTCTATATATAGGTGTATAAATTTTGCTCAATGCTTCTTCTTTGTATTTTACTGATGCATTTTCATTACGTAGTTTCTTTTCTTTTAAATATGTTGCGACATTTGCAAAGATTGCTGAAAATAGTGCTGAAAAAACTGCAGTTAATCCTATAGTGTAAAATTGTGCCCAGCTCATAATAAACCCCTTTTTAGGTATTATTATACTAGACTCTTTATGTTGCTTTCTATATTTTAAAGAATTTACTGGCATCAACTTTGCGTCTATATTTAGTTTTTAAAATCTCAACTAAATAAAACACACCAGCAAAAATATTTAAAATTGGAATAAATACAATTACAGCATCTGAAAGATTCGGTGATATGCTTTTAAAAGCAATTTGATGCCCTAACTTTGTCATTAACCAAGCAAATGGTATGGATACTAGATATAGAACTAGAACCAGAACTAATATCACTTTTCTTCCCTCTTCTCTATATACTTATCAATATCTTTAAAGTAAGCCGCAGCCGTGAACGAAATGATTGCCCCGATCAAAGCAAGATTCGCTTCCATGTCCGGCCTGTAATCGTGTTGGAAATATATCCAGAATCCGCATCCCATCAGCAGAAACAATATCCTGAGTATCATAGGTTATGCCTCATAATCCTGCTTCACTCTCGTCGATAACCGTCCAAACTTTAGGTGAATCTATAACCTCACCGCCGATTGCTTCAGCCAGTCCTTCAGGAGATATAAAATCAATAGTGAAGGATTTTCCGAATACATGAGCTTTTTTTATTTCACTCGTTAATACCACTTTTTGATTAGTCACAGAATAACTTTTCACGTACCTATCTTTCACTTTTACAATTTTCACCACTCCGCGCCCTCCTTAATCTCTCCTGTACCCTCGCATTCTTCGCAAGGGACTGTTGGATCATGATGCCATTGTTCTCCTTCATCAAAAAACAGCATTTCCAATCCCTCACCCTTACACGCTGGACATTTCATCACTCCACGCCCTCCAATAACTCAGGATTTTGATAAACATCGCCTCTGATGTCGCATTCATCCCAAGCAATACAATCATCAAAATAAGTGTGATTTTCGGGGTATTTCAAACCGAACCGACCATCTTTATAAACAACGATCATCGGTTCGTCATCTGTCATGTCGATGTCGTATTCATAAATCGTTTTGTCGTTCTTATCCTTTAACCCTGTGCCCCACATGAGAACCGCTTTTCTATTCGTGCTGTCTACAACGGGCACCAAAACATCTGTGTATAAACGTTTCAAAGTCCAATCGCCGTTATTTTTGATGGTAAGGCTCAATCCTTCATCATCCCAATAATGCATCTGCTCGCCGTCCCACACTCTGTATGCTGTGTTCATCAATACCCCTCCTGCTGCCGCTGATGATTGACGGCGTTTTTTAATGAAAATTAACCGCTCCGTTTTCTGATGCCATTTCAAAAGCTTTTTTCCAATCACCATACAAGTAGAGCCACACGTCCCCTGCATCGCCTAATGTTCTGGCGTATTCGCGGGCCGCATCGGCGTGTTCTTTGAAGTCTTTTGCCAACTTTTTAGAGACAACCGGGCCTATCGTACCCTCGTTATCTGCGAAATTGATCAACTCCTGAAATGCGGTGTCTCCCTTGAATTCTTCTAATTTACGACGCCACCAGCCGTATCCGCTGTAACTCCCTGCGCGGAAGCTGAAGCTCTCTTCCCATGTATAAAATTTGTCAGGATCAACACCTTCGCCACGACCGGGAAAGTGCTCTTCCGACCATTTCATACTCTCACCCGGTGTCCATTCCGTTACCCAATTTTTAATGTCGCCGTATTCATCAAATTGAGGATTTTCAACAACCTTCAAATTTTTATACGCCGTAATATCTAATCCCATTTATATCTCTCCCTTTTCCGCCTACTGACGGTATTCTTTTGAAATTCACGAGCATGACACATCAGCAGATTGCCGCCTGTTTCACGCTATTTCCTCCTCAACGCCCATGCTGCAGCTGCATTTCGGGCAGCGTGCATCTGGGCGGATTTTTATATCTAATTCGTTGTGACCACATTCAGGGCAGCTGTATTCGATCATTTACTATCAGCCCATTCATCAAAACTGCAACGCTTTCAATGAAACCGATCTCCTTCGCCTTCTGACGGATCTTCATACATCCTTCATAGCTGTAAGCCCATATTTCTTTATAATCCCTCAGCTCGCCGTATTTCCCTGTTATGATGAACTTTCTAAAGCTGTTGACCAATTGCCACATGTTGCCCCCATGCGAAAAGCCGTTTGGACTACCGTATCCCATTTCATACGGGTAAACGTCATCACCCGTGTAATCATCAACGAAGAACAGTTTTTTCTTAAATCTGAAATACGCTATGCGATCCTTTGACTTGCGATAGAATGTACGATGATCAATGCTTGCGATAAGCTTTATCAGATCATTAATATCGTTCATGCGTTTTATTTGCTCTGTTGTTGCCATGCCTTAACCCCCTATTCCCATCCGACTGCGATTGCAAAGAATAAAACCAAAACCATTGCCCCAATCAGCCAGCCATTTGTCTTATCACGCTTTGCAATGATTGTTTCATCACCGATCATTTTCAGATCGTCTGACTTTGCCACGAGCACCGGTATGTAATCTGGATGCACTTTCAAATATTCCGCAGCCTGCTCAACTTGTAAAGGGATCATTTCGCAGCACCTTCTTTCCTGAACGAATCCCAATCAAACGTTTCAAGGATTTCAAGTAGCCTTTCAACTTTTGGTGCCCTCCAAGCTGTCATCGCGTACGTATGAGCTTCTGAAGTGTAATGGTGCTTGTTCAATTTGATGTGGCTCTTTGCTTCTGCTTTTGTCAAAAACATTGTATTTGGTTGTATAATGTGAACCTTTCTTTCTGGAATTAATTCTGCTTCTTCATCAATGTATTTTTGAATCCACTCAATTGCATCGTCATAGTCGTCCTCAATTTCTTGCAACTCTGTTAAGGCTTCCTTAGACAGCTCACTATCTTCTTTTATTTCTTCTAGATAATCATCAAAAACATAGGCTTCTGCAATATATGGCAGGTATACAGAATAACGCTCTGCGTTTTCCTCCCGAGCTTCAACCCATTCATAATCACCGACTGTCCAAAACCGTGGTGCAGCTTGAGAGTCATGATCCTGTGTTTTCAATTCATTTTGAAGCTCTTTTAAAAATTGAATATCCTTGATCATTTCACATCACCCTCCAATTCATTTTGAGCAACTTGTATCGCAAAAGTGAGATTGGTAATGATCTTCTCTAATGCCTTTTTGTATCGTCTGCTTTCCCCGCTTAGATGCTGAATCTCTTCTTGTGTCTGCCGGAACTGATGAACCGTTATTTCCTGCTGGCGCTTGTTTTCCTCAATGATTTCCTGCTGTTTAACAGACAATTCAGCTTGCTCAATAAGCCAAGCAATTTCCTTCTGAGGAATGTATGTCAATTTTTTTAGACGTTCAATTCTCTCTTTCATATTCGTTCCTCCCCCGCAGGGGAAAGCCCCTGCTATTAGAATTTGTGGCCGATCTTATAATCTAAACGAGACAGACCGCCCTTAATTGTTTGAATGATTGTTTCACCGTGTTCCGGGGCTTCAAGGACATGTGCAGTGCCCTCTTTCCCATCTAAAATAAGAATCTGTATTTTGCCCGGCTTAATTGCCTGTTCAATTGTTATATCTTTGCTTAAATTAATTTCTTGTGGTTTGTTCACCTAGCGCGCCCCCTGTGCATGTGCTATGATAGAAGTACCAGTTCATATCAGAGCATCGGGGCCTAGCGCTTCGGTGCTTTTTTGTGTTTAATAGTGATCCGGTTTCCATCCGGCCATCGTGAATGCCGGAGACGGTTTCAGATCCTCCCGGTAAATGATCGGATGCTTTTTCACGTATTCCGCCAGCTGTTCCGGCGTCATCTTCCATTCTTCAACCGGTCCTGGCTTGTAAGGATTGATGCTTTGCTGTTCCATGGTATCTGCCTCCTGAATTGATTTTGGGAATTTCCGTGCCGCCGAGCTTCTTGCAATCAGAACCCATTCGGCTGGCGCATGCCTTAAACTGAGAGCAACGTGTCATACAGGCCATGAGCTTATCTTCTTCCTGCACCCACAACGGCCGATCGTCTGCGATTACCACGTTTAACAGTGGACTTTCCCGCCTTTCTTTTGAGTTTTTTCAGCTCGTCCAGCTCGATGAAGCCGAGTGACTTATCCAGAGCCAGCACCTTGAGTGGCGTATCGTAAAGCCGCTCATACAGCTTGCGTTTGATGGCAAATTCCTTTGTTTCCACGCCCTTGATGTCAACGATCTCGATGCTGCCGTCCAAGTTATGAACCTCAAAGTCTGCAATATATTCAATCTTCCGAAAAGTTTTTCCGTTCTTTTTGAATGCTTCTTGCAGTAGGAACCGTGGCTGCAGCTTAAAATCTTTGATCTGCTTGCTCAACTTGAGCCATTTCAGCTGCTCATAGTATTTGGCTTCGGCCCGGCTGTCGAACGTGATGCCGTCTACCTGTGTTTTTCTGGCGCCGTACTTATTTGCTGGCATGTGATGCCTCCAAAAGCTCAGGATCTTCGTAAATGTTGCCGATGACTTCTGACGCCCCGTTGTAAAAATTCAACCCTCTTTCTGAATGATGACCAACAATATATCCAGAACGTTTTGTTTCATTTCTTATGATCGTGTAACCAAACCCTTGCCCCGTCCATAAGACTTCCATGTGATAATCTTTGTTTTCTTTATTGCTAATTTGCAAAATATCTCCTTCATAAATCTCCCGGCCGTTCTTGTCCTTAAATCCGGTGTATTGCATATAAATGCCATTCTTCTCGGCAAAAATTTCATTTATATCACCATTGAATTGCGGTGTTAACATACCAATATTTTCTCCATACCAAGCGCGAAACTTGATTTCCCTCATTCTCCTTACCTCCCGTCATTTTCTTCCCATTGCTGAATCTGCTTTTCTTTTGCTGGCGCCGTGAGTATGATGGCCGGCAGCAGGATCACCGCTTTAAGCACTGCGCATCAGCTCCATTTGTCTGATCTTTTCCTCAAGCACCCGGATAGCCGGTGTGAGGTCCTTGCCGCCCTTTTGTTCAGCAGGCCCGAACAAATACATTCCTTTGGATCCATTAACATTCGTTTTTTCATCCATTCCGCAACCCTGCCAATCTATGATTTAATTGCATTCTGTCGCCCTTGATAATCACGCAATAGTCCGCGCACATTTCATAAATCCGGGTGCCGAGTGCTTCGTCTATATCCACCAGCTCTTCGATGTCCAATTCACTTGAGATAAGAACCGGTTTATGATTCAGATATCGATAATTGATGACAGAGTATGTCTGCTCCACCTGCCAATCGGTTGCCCGTGGTTTTTTATTCCGTCCTTCTTTGGTGTTTGTGTAAACAGGCTTGAACAGGTCATCTATAAACAGCACTTCAACCTCTTTCATGCGATTAAGTTTTTCTTCAAGCTTGTCAAAGTCATCTTTCAGATCGTTGAAGCCTTCCACGTAAGGAAAATACTGTACCGCGATATTTTTCGATTTAATCAGCTTGTTTGAAATAGCCGTCAGTAAATGCGTTTTCCCTGATCCCGGCTGTCCCAATAGAGCAATGCTGTTGCTTCGGGTGCCTCGGATACTGTCAAAATCCTTGTAGTATTCCACCGCCGTATCGTAAGTGTCTTTCACGACAGCTGGCTTTCCCTCAGTTATAAAATTCTTGAACTTCAACTTCTCAAATTCAGCAGTTATGTCACTAGAATTCATCAGTTTCCTGATGCGCCGACGCTCTATGCATTTGCACCGGACCCAGACCTCATAGCCGTCTCTGTTCTCGATATATCCGAGCTGATCCTTACATTTAGGACATTCATAATCAGCCTTTTCTTCTGAGCCGTCCAACCCCGCCGAAAATTGGGCTGACCTTTCCTGAAGCTTCTTCAGTATTGCTGCCATTGCTGCGTCTGTACTTTGCGTTTTGTGTGTTTCCATGTTGCCACTCCTTACTTTTGTTCTTATTTGACTGGAGAATGCGTTGTACATAGGCCAGATTGCGAGCATTCCGCGTTACTGCCTCTTTCATTGCCTCCAGCACCTTATCTTCGCCATAATCGTCTATTAAGCTATTAAGCTTCTCAGCCATGAACGATGATAGAAGGCCGAATCCCTCATCCTCGAAAAATGCAAATGCGTTACTCTTCATTTTCTTCTCATCCTCCTGCTGCTCTTCTTGTGCTGGTGCCAAGTCTTTTTTCTTGTTGTAATTTCCTAGTTGTATGTACTCAGCGTAATGAAGAACTGTTACGATAAAACCGCGCTTTTGTGGCAGCCTGTCCAACTTCAAATATTCTTGCTTTACCATTCGATCCAATGAATACTTGATTTGATCAGCTGACCAGTTAAAGCGTTTAGCCAGATCCACCAGTTTGATAATTGTTTGGCCGGGCTCTAATTGTTGATCTGGCCTGTACTCAGCTCTTTTAAACAAATGATCGTAAATCGTCTCATCGCGTGAATCCTTAAAGGGTAGCCGGGGCAGGATCACATACCCCAGACCGTGCATATCCATGCAGCTCACCTACTTCCTTTCACACAGTGCTGTCATTCCGCTGATGCGGACTAAACGTAAGCCAGGTTCATTTGTTCTGAGATAGCCTTCAACGTAAGCACGGAACAGCTGCGCGCGATTGGGTGCCCCTTCTGCCAGCCATTTATAACAGAAGGGGATACTAACCTTAATCAAATGGGAGGTCATCATCGCTGATGTCTACAGGCTTGCCGTCAAAAGGATCAGCATCCTGTGCACTTGGTTTTTCCTCTGATACTTCTGCGTCAATGATTTCTGGATCAGACATTTCGTCAGTGATGTCAATGCGCTCTCGTGCCTCATCGTCCTCAATGACAGCTTTCTGCATTTCCACTGACAAGATGCCCCATTTGCTCAGAATCGCTTTCAATACAGTTTTTAATGCCATTGCATCCCAATCGTTTTTCCAGCCGAAGTCCGACTTACTAAACTTCTTTTTATGCTTTTCAACTTGCGCCTTAGTCCAATACACTGTTTTCCGGAAACCGTTTAAAAGCTCAAAGTAAGCTGCGTAACCAATAACCACATCTGATTCCCGTTTTTCAAAATCAATTTCTATTTCCTCAGTTAATGGGTTCCACTTTTGCAATTCTCCTTCATGGACCGGTATGCAATTGATGAATTTATACTGACCCGTACGTAAAGCCAACTGAATGTACCCTTTGTAACCAAGCTGAAATTGTGCACGGCCGCCATACGGAACGATCCAGGCATAACCCAAGTTTTTATCCACTGGCAGATCAAGCGTAGCCGCCACCATAGCCGATGAAATTACACTCATAGGCTCTGCCTTTTGGAGCATTTTCTCACCGTTGTAAAGGCTCAGAATTGACGCAGTGAATTGGGAAGCCCTTTTCCCTAGAACTTCTTCGAAACGATTCATGACTGCCGGAGAAGAAAGCAGACCTTTCATTGTTGTCCCTTGCTGTTGTGCTGGAGCACTGTTTTGTTTCTTCTGGATATTGCTTTTTAGCGATTGATTTGTAGCCATATTCAGCTAACCTCCTTGATTCCAAAGCGTCTAAATTGGACTTCTTTAGTGACTTTCTCGTATACGTCCGGAAACTGCTCTTTTAGTTTCTTAGAGTCGATCCGATTAGTTGAAACTGACTTCCAACTAGTTTGATAGTTTCCGATGAATCCGTACTCAGCTTCCTTCATTTCGTGCTTAATCTGGTTTTCTAACTCCTTCGCTTGCAATTGGAGTTCGTTGATCTGATCTTTAAGCTGCAAATATTGCTGAATGCGTGTTTTATTCGCTGAAGTGAGATCAACGACTTTACCGCCCTCTGCCTCGGCATAACGTTGCTTGAGATATTCTTCTGCTGCACTCGAACCATCAAGCACGGGAGCCTGTCCGCCCAATACATTTTCATTCCAAAATTCAATCTCAGCTTGAAAGATCATCGCAATGAGCTCGTCATCACGCTCAATCTCTTTCCAAATGAATTTGTTGCCGCCGATTAGGACAGCGAAGTACGCTTTTTTATATTCAGGCCCCAGCACCCCTAGATAGTGTTGAACCTGAACAATATAGCTGTCAGGAATCTCGTCATCTTCCCACTCTTTCAGGTTGTATGCTGACGTGGTTTTACACTCCAATATGGCTTTTTCACCAACAATCATTCGGTCAACATTCGCCAATATAAAATCGTGCTTAGGATGCCTGAGCATTGCTTTTCTCCGCCTTACTTTTTTACCGCTGCGTATCTCAAACTCTTTTGCGACAATATCTTCAAGAAGTGAACCGAAGTAAGCAGCCTCACTGCCAGATTCGCTCACAGGCACTTGGCCTGTTTTGTCTAGCCATAATTCAAACGGTGTTTGCCATTTGTTTATGCCTAAAATTACAGAAGCATCTGAACCGCCGATGCCTTTCCGTCGCTCAAGAAGCCATTCGTCCCGACTCATGTCCGCTGTCGAAGCGAAAACCTCTGCTTGCATCAGAGCAGCCCCACCTTTCTTTTGTAAGCTTCCGCACCAAGCCGCTGCCATTCCCGGTAGTGATCCATTGAAGGGAAACTAAACTGCGCTTTACCGTTTTTGGCGAATACAATTGAACCGCCGACCTGTCTCAAACGTTGCTGATCCTCCGCGCGCTCGCTGAATGCCACTTTAACTGCTTTAGCCATTATTTAGCACCTGCTTTCTTCTCGTACATCTGTATAACCTGATGTGCTTCATGCTCTGATAGCAAACCGCCACCATTTAATCGCATAACCACTTTTCGTTTCGCTTTACTGAGTGGAGCTAGACCATGTTTTTTGAAAAGCATTGCTATATACCCCTTTTGTCTGGGTGTGATGAAACGAGGGCTATAAACTCGATCATCTTCTCGCAGATAAGCGTCCAAGTTAGCTCTCAACTGTTCACCCTGTTTTACTGCCATATGAAGAGACATGTTTTCTTTATAGACCTCTTTCATATGATCTAATTGCTTTTTTAAAATCTCGTTTTCTTGCTTTAACTGAGTTTCAGTCACATCCAACAACCTCCATTGATTTTTATGAGGCGTTTTGGTATAATTAAGTAAATATTTCAGTCAAAACGCCTTACTGAGTCCACTTGCCAGAGTGGGCTTTTTTATTGCTCATTTTTAAATTTGAAACCAAGCTGTTCCCTCAGATAACGATCAAGGTTCTCTCTCAAGATCACCGCGCCGCAATCGATTACATAATCATCGACTGGTGTAACTTCATCCCCGAAAAAATCCTTTTGTGTTTCTGGCTCAGTTAGCCTATCGTGCCAGTTGTTCAGAATCATTGGGTTTTCGATCATTCATATTCTCCTTTCTGTAATTTGCTGTGCGTTCATCCCAAATCAGGTGCAGTTCGCTATGATTTCGGATTCTTTCACACCATGCTCTGACTTCCAACGCTGTTGCTGGTTTGTGTACAAAGTGAACCATCAGCCTAAGCTCCTGCGTACCAATGACAAATCAATGCCTCTTTGTTGCATTTTCAATGCCGTATCATATAACAACCCTTTATTCGAAATGCGTTTCAAATCCTCAATATTCGCTTTAATACTGCCAAGAATATCTAAAGCTTCTTCATAATCACCATCTTTTAAAGAGTCCAGTAATAGATCAGCCATACTTTCAACTGAATCTGATTTTCGTTTTGCGACTTCTACATCGGATTTCAAAAATTGATTGAGTTTCATACGAGCATAGCCTGCCTTTCCTCTTGTTTTGACATAGCAACTTGATCCATTAACGCTTTACGTGTCCATCTGTCAGCCAATTCAGGCATCTTCAAACCGTAGTTCCGAACTAGAGAGTAAATGAGTGTTTTGTTTGCTGGTATCAGATCAAAAATTTGCTTGATATCATTCATCGGTAGTTCTCCGGTTCTGCCTGGCCGGTCATTTGCCAACCATCGGGCAAGGTGCTTTGTAGCTTGCAATGCTTCTTCAAGTTGATGAATCATATTAATTACTGCGCTACTCGCACTTTCATTAAGTGCAGGGTCTATAGGTGCCGAAGCTGTCGGATGCAGCTTAAACAGGTAATGTACAAGATCAATGTGTTCATAGGCTTCGCAGGCTTCAAACCACTTGATACACAGCTCAGGTGTTAAAGGAAAAATGCCATTTTCGATATTAGAGACATACGATTGATCTCTGTTACCAATAATCTTTCCAATTTGGTACTGCGAAAGCCTCGCTCTCTTCCGCTCTGTTTTGAGTATGATTGGTAAATTGTCCATATTGTATGGATTGTTCGACATAAGTTCGCCCCCTGATATATTTAGTTTTAAATGGTAAAATTTAATTAATGAAGGAACTAGCTCGCTTGCTGCTTCAGCTTATTGATGATGAAGGCTTGTCCCTTCGGAGTGATGCGCATTGTCAGCCAGGACTTCGGCGTGCCGTTTACATCTCGCACCCCCTGTGCGATTTCAAAGTAACCGCGCTCGATATATTCCTGGTATGGCTCATTTCTGTTGGCCATGATCATCTTCCATTCGCGCAGCTTCTGAAAAAGCCGTTTCTCACCGATAATAATGCCGTTTTTACAAGCAAGCTTTGCCAGTTCACGAACAAGCATTGATCTTTCTGATGCCATACAACTCTGTGCAAAGTTGACTAATGGTTCTTGAATCTTCAATGTTTGTTCAAGTTGCTGCCGTTCTTCCTGCTCGCTTATCCATCGCTTTGCCCGGCTGACTGGATCTTCGATCATGTAGGACGGCTGAGTCATTTTTTGCAACTCTGCTTCCATGCGGTTGAATTCCGCGATGTATTTTTCTTTGAATAGCGCTGCTTTTGCGCCCGAGTAACCGAAAACTAGAAATGTGAGTCCATCACGTTTGATCAGATATTTTTTTAACGTTCGACCGGTTGCATCTTGATAATCACTCAACGAAAAATTTCGTTCAGTAAATTCCTTGGAGCAATTGAGTGTTTCAATACTTTTTATTACATCGGCGTGTCGTTTTCCGAATACCTTAGCCACTGTCAGACTGTCTGTTACGGCTTGGTTGCCTTCAATAAAAACGAGTTGATTCACGCTGTTGCCTCCTTGTGAAAATACTTTGTATTCTCTTCAATCCAACGGGTGTTTCGTTCGATCCATTTGAAAAGTAATTGTGTCGGTATTTTCTTACCAAACTCATCATTAACCGGAAAATCAGGCCGAGCCATTAGCTCAGACATTTTGGTTTGACCGCACCGTAGAACTTTCATAGCTTCTTCCCTTGTAAGAACATGAGGCAGTTCATTTAGTGAGCCAAGACGTTCAACAAGCATTTCAGTTGCTCTGTCTGCGATCTTCGCAGCAATCTGATCGATGAATTGTTCGTCGTACTGCATAGTGAACATATCTTTAACCTCCTATGCTGTATGTTTTTTACCCTGCAATTCGTGGTGTTGATTATCAAAAAAAATCTGCTGAACAGTTTTTTGGTAATAATCAGCCAATTTAATTTTTATTTCATCCCGGGGAATACGCTTCCCAGTTTCATACATTTGCAAAGCACTTATGCTTATTTCAACTGCTTCAGCTACCTCGCTACGGGACTTTTCGGCTCTTAAACTAAGAAGCCTTTGACCAATGAGCTTTTTATCCAATCAAGTCACCTCCTACACAATCTGTGGTGTTCTTGATTATTATATTAAACCACGCGATTCGTGGTGTCAACACTTTTCGTGGTGTTTTTATAAAAAACACGTACCGTGTGGTATTATCAATACAGGTGATGACTGTGAAATTTAATGAGACTCTAAAAAAATTGAGGCGAGAAAAAAACCTCTCCCAAAAGGAATTAGGAAATAAATTAGGTTTAGCTGAGAGTACGATTGGTATGTATGAACAAGGTAAAAGACAACCTGATTACGAAACTCTTCTAAAAATCGCTGATTTTTTTGAGGTTACTTTGGATTTCCTTTTAGGCAACCCAAAAGATGCTGTCAAAGAAAAAGAGGCCGCTTACAGCATCAGCGATCCAGACTTGCAAATAGCTTTTAAAGATGCATCTGACTTTTCAGAAGAAGCACGTAGACAAGCTATTGATTTTATCGAGTACCTGAAAGAGAAAGAAAAAGCAAAAGGTCGAAAAGGTTAATCAATCGTCTTATATATTTCTTTGTTAATTATGTTTAAATTCTGTTTACTAATAAGATCAGAACTCTCATCTGAATTAAATCGGGATTCTCTTCCGGAAAGATAAATTTCACAAGCTGTTAAACCCTTACATATCAAGGGTTTCAGCGCCTCTTCTCATCCGGATTCGCTTCTGAATTGGATCGGGATTCTCTTCCGGAAAAATTGAAGGTTTTTAAAACGAGGCTAACTCGTTTAAATGAAAGGAATTCAATATAAAAAAGGGGAAATTATTTTGAGAAAAATAGTTTTATTATTTGCCTCCTTCTCTCTAATTTTAATCCTAGCAGCTTGCGGTTCTTCGGATTTCAATTATAAAGTTGTAGAGGAAAACAAAAACAAGGCCGGTCAGCTATATTTAAGAATCACAACTGATGTCAGTAAAAAAGACGATCTTAAAACATTAGCTGAACAAGTAGCTCGGGAAAAAGACGATGGGAAATTAGACTCAATTTTCATTTTTATCCATAAAGAAGCCGGTAAGAACGATAAAAAATTCGGTGAAAATATGGCAACAGCAAAAGAAGCTTATACTAATAAAGGACAAGCTCAAACTGGTTTAGATGATAATTACAAGATAAATATAGAATATAAATAAAAGTCTTTTTATAGGCTTTTATTTTATAACCAAAATAAGAACATACATTCCCATCAGGTGGTGTTATTATGACAATTCAGTTATCTCATCTAGAAGAAGAAGTAAAGAAGATTTATACAAAATTGAATATGTTTACTCCAGAAGAGATTGACATGGAACGGATTGCGGCTGCTTTTCAGATTTGGATTCACTACGAAAGAAAAGGCAGCAGCATGTTTTGTATAAATGGTCTTTATAGCATGGTGTTGGATTCAAGGACATCTCGTCAGCAGCAATGGGAGGACTTTGTTCATGAACTCGGCCACGTGATTAAACACTGTGGAAACCAATTCAATATGAATCGATTGTTTCGCCAATTGCAAGAATACCAGGCTAATAGCTTTATGTATCATTTCTGTGTGCCAACATTCATGCTTGAAAAAATTTCGTTGCCGCGCATGCAGTCAGAGGCTATAAAGTTAATAGGTGACACTTTCAACGTAACATATCCTTTTGCTGCAAAACGGCTGGAAATGTACAGAAGGAAACAGTTTTCATTCATGATGTATAAAGAACTATATAAAACTATTCAATAAAAATGAGGTGAGTAAATTGTACTTTGAGGAATTAGTAAAGGGAAAGAAGTGGCTCGCTGTCGGTGACGGTCCAAGAGATCCGGTCACCGGAAAACGAAAACAAATAGCAAGAAGAGGAAAGACCAAAAAAGAAGCTGAAAAAAGAGTCCTTGATGCTATTGCCGCTCTTACAGAAGACGGCATAGATGAGTCTGTTGTGAAAAAGATGACATTCGAAAAGCTGGCTGCTGATTGGATTCGTGATTATGCACTTACCACTGGCAACAAGAAGGGCACCATTAGGATTAGAACAAAAGAAATTAAAATTCTCAACCGATATATTGCCAAAACAAATATTGCAAAGATCACAACAAGAAAGTACCAAAAAATATTAAATGATCTTACTGAACAAGGCTATGCTCGAAATACAATAAGTGGGGTCCATACTACAGCAGGGCTGATTTTTAAATATGCCATACAACAAAAGCTATTGAAACATAGCCCAACTGAAAGTGCAGTTGTTCCGAAAAAACGTTTAACTGTTGAAGATATCGAAAATAATCCGATTCAAGAAAAGTATTTTGAAAAAGAGGAACTCGAAGAATTCCTATTGACTGTGAAGGAATTTGGATTAGATATGGATCTTGAAAGATTTTATTTACTCGCTTTTTCCGGAATGCGTTCAGGTGAATTATGTGCCCTAAAATGGACCGACATCAATTTTGAAACCAATGAAATCCGCATAACCAAAACCATATACTCAGAAAATAACAACATGAAAGAGTATGAATTGGTCCCACCTAAAACAGCCGGCTCAGTCCGTACAATCGAAGTGGAAGATCAGATCATGGACATGCTAAAGGAATATCAAATGCGTCAGAAAAAAAGAAGGCTTCAGTCCCGCATAAATCCAGAGGAATACCATGATGGAAATTTTGTTTTTGCGAGAGAAAATGGATATCCATTCCTGCCTAAAAATATCATTGTGCGTATGGAAAGGTTACTTGAGAAAACATCTATTAAGAAGCATGCAACTCCCCATATTTTCAGACACACACATATCAGCATGTTGACCGAAGCCCGTGTAGACATTACAACGATCATGAAAAGAGTTGGTCATGATGATATGAAAACCACCATGAGAATTTACACACACGTTACTGAAAAAATGAAAGAGGATGCTTCGCAAAAAGTCCAGAAGACTTTCGGAAACATCCTCAATATCGGGATTTCATGA